TAGAGGCGCAGGTAGAGGCGCTTCAGCTAGAGGTTCACGCCATGCGGAGTGACATTAAGCAGTTGCTGGAGATGGCCAACAAGTCCAAAGGTGGGTTTTGGGTTGGCATGTCAATCGCGTCTACCGTGGGTGGTGTTATGACTTTTGTTGCAGATCGTTTATTTTTTAAAGGGTGACATCATGCCAATGGTCGACGGAAAGAAGTACCCATACACGAAAAAAGGCAAGCAGGAAGCTGCTTCGGCCAAGATCAGCAAGTTGCGCAAGGAAGGCTACCCGCAGAAACAAGCGGTTGCGATTGGTCTAAGCATGGCCGGCATGGCTAAGAAAAAGGCCAAAAAATGAAGGCCGGCCTGTACGCCAACATCAACGCCAAGCGCAAACGGATTGCGGCGGGCTCCGGCGAGAAGATGAGAAAGCCGGGCACCAAAGGCGCGCCGACTGCGCAGGCGTTTAAGGACTCAGCTAAAACGGTCAAACCGAGGAAAAAATGAAGACACCCGCGTGGCAACGTAAAGCCGGTCAGAATTCAAAGGGCGGCTTGAATGCCACGGGTCGGGCGTCTTATAATGCAGAAACAGGGGGAACCCTGAAAGCGCCGGTCAAAACTGGCGATAACCCGAGACGAGCTTCTTTTCTCGCCAGGATGGGCAACATGCCCGGCCCAGAGCGTAAAGATGGCAAGCCGACAAGGCTGTTGTTATCTTTGAATGCGTGGGGCGCATCATCCAAGGCGGACGCAAAGGCAAAAGCTAAAGCTATTTCCGCAAGGAATAAGGCGAAAAGCAAATGACCTACTTAGAACTCGTCAACGATGTGCTACTTCGGTTGCGGGAGCAGACCGTCACCACGGTCAACCTGACGACCTACTCTCAGCTCATCGGCAAATTTGTCAACGACTCCAAGCGCCAGATCGAGGACGCCTACGACTGGAACGCTCTCGGCACTGAAGTCACTGTCACCACTTCCGCAAGTGTTTACGAGTATGCGTTGACCGGCGCGGGTCAGAAATTCCGCGTCTCTAGCGATCCGTTGAACACGACATCCAACGTCGTCATGCGCAACATTACGGTGGGCGACATGCGGCGAAAGCAGAACCTTCAGCCGTTTGTAAACGCCGTGCCTACCGAGTATTGCTTTGAAGGTGTTGACAACAGCGGCGACGCTAAAGTGCAACTGTGGGGCCGGCCTGACGGTGTGTACACCATTAAGTTTTTCTTAACGGTTCCGCAGGCAGTATTGTCGTCGGACAACACGTCGGTGCTGGTACCGGATGTATTGGTGGCGCAGAACGCTTACGCCAGAGCGTTGGTCGAGCGGGGTGAAGATGGCGGCCTAAATTCCTCAGAAGCATATGCGCTGTACAGAAGTATGCTTTCTGATTATATAGCGTTGGAAGCCACACGCTTTCCTGAGATGCAGGAGTTTGTCGCGACATGACGCAAGCAATTCAAACCTATGGCATTTCAGCGCCTGGTTTCTTTGGCCTGAATACGCAAGACTCGCCGCTTGATTTGGCGGCGGGCTTTGCGTTGACGGCTATTAATTGCGTCATCGATCAATACGGCCGGATTGGTGCGCGCAAGGGTTGGGATAACTTAAACGCCAGCACGGGCAATCTTGGCTCGAATCCGATCGGTGTCATTCATGAACTGGTGGTGGCTGATGGTACGTACACGGTGCTGTTTGCTGGCAACAATAAGATTTTCAAACTTGACGGCAGTAATGCGGTTGTCGAGTTGACCTACGGTGGTGGCGGCACGGCGCCGACGATTACGGCCAACAATTGGCAGTGCGCGTCACTTAACAACATCACGTACTTCTTTCAAACCGGGCATGACCCGCTGATCTACGACCCAACGGTCAGCACAACGACCTATCGCCGTGTCAGTGAGAAGACTGGCTACGCGGGCACGGTGCCGTTGGGCAACGTCTGCATTTCGGCGTATGGTCGTCTGTGGATTGCCAACACTGCGTCGGACAAACAGACGCTGACGTTTTCCGATCTATTAGCCGGCCATGTGTACACCGGCGGCACGTCAGGTACGTTGAATGTGAACAATGTTTGGCCGAACGGACAAGACGAGATTGTGGCGCTGGCCGCCCATAACGGCTTCCTGTTTATCTTTGGTAAGCGCCAGATTCTGGTCTACCAAGGGGCGACTGCACCATCGACGATGTCGCTATACGACACCGTAATCGGTATCGGCTGCATTGCGCGTGATTCGGTGCAAGGCACTAACACCGACGTTCTGTTCTTGTCTAACAGCGGCGTGCGGTCGATTTTGCGCACCATTCAAGAAAAGTCTGCGCCATTTCGTGACCTAAGTAAGAATGTCCGAAACGACTTGATGGGTATTGTCGCAGGCGAAACCGTAGCCAACATTAAGGCCGTCTACTCAGAAGTTGACGCGTTTTATTTGCTGACTTTACCAACTAATAAGTCAGTCTACGTATTCGACACGCGCACTACGTTGCAGGACGGTGCTTCGCGGGTGACTACCTGGACGGACATAGAGCCGACGGCGTTGCTGGCAAGGCGCAACGGCGACTTATTAATCGGCAAGACAGGTTACGTCGGTAAGTACACCGGGCATACAGACAACGGCTCAATCTACCGAATGTACTACTACACAAATCACACTGACTTGGGTGATCAAAGCATAACCTCTATATTGAAGCGCATATCCATCGTAGCGATTGGCGGCACTAATCAGTACATTACGATTAAATGGGGTTTTGATTTTAACGAAAACTATTTATCGCAAAACGTACAGATTCCAACCCAAGGCAATTCAGAGTACGGAATAGCAGAGTATGGCGCTAACGGTGTGCCAGTGGCTCAATACGCTAATGGTATTGCTTTGCAGACGCTATACGCACAAGCTACCGGCGCAGGCAAGATTGTGCAGACTGGGTATGAAGCGGACATTGATGGAGCAGCGTTATCAATCCAGCGTATTGAAATTCAAGCTAAGAACGGAAGGGTGTCATGACTAACTACGTTAAATCTACCGATTTTGCGGCCAAGGACGCGCTGGCGTCTGGCAACGCAAGTAAGATCGTCAAGGGCACCGAGATCGACACGGAGTTCAACAATATCGCCACAGCCGTTGCGACAAAAGCTGACCTCGCCTCACCGACGTTTACCGGCACGCCTGCACTGCCCACGGGCACAACAGCAGTCACGCAAACATCGACAGACGATAGCACCAAGTTAGCCACGACGGCATTTGTGCAAGATGTTGCGGATGCGGTGAAGAACGCGCTGTATCCGGTTGGGTCGATCTATGTGAATGCCACCAATAGCACGAACCCTGGCACGCTGCTAGGGTTCGGTACATGGACGGCGTTTGGCGCTGGCCGCGTAATGGTGGGCTTGAATGCCAGCGACAGCGCATTTGATACTGCGGAAGAAACTGGCGGCTCCAAAGACGCGATTAATGTTAGCCACTCGCACACGGCGACAACGACTGTCACTGACCCAGGACACGTACACAGCACGGCGCTTTACTATCGTCCCCATTCAGCTTCTGGCGCCGCGCAGAATTACGCGCAGAACACGACCGGCTTTGGAAGCCAGATCAGCACGAACTCGAACACCACAGGCATTACCGCAGCTACGTCAATCAGCACCGAAGGTTCGTCAGCTACGAATGCTAACTTGCAGCCGTACATCGTGGTGTATATGTGGAAGCGGACTGCATGATTGTTGACACACTACCTGACCATCAGCTTATCCATCATTTTTCTGATGGACTGTACGCAAAGGAAATACGTGTACAAGCTGGGCAGGCGATTTTGAAGCACACGCATGACTTTAGCCACTTGTCTATTCTGGCTAAAGGCAAAGTGGCAGTGCTGGTAGGTGAAGAGATTGAAATCGTGAACGCTCCGGCGTGCATTGAAATCAAAGCGGGCGTCACGCATGGCGTGAAAGCGATTGAAGATTGTGTTTGGTACTGTATCCACGCAACGGATGAAAAAGACCCGGCGAACGTGGACAACGTGTTAATTAAAGGAGAATGACATGCCTATCGCTGCCGCACTTATAGGGGGTGGGCTCGGGCTAGTAGGTAGCTCTATGCAGGCAAGGTCTGCTGAACGAGCCGCGCGGGCATCTGCCGACGCGCAAATTGCTGCCGCGCGAATTGCTGCGGAAGAAGCACGCTTTCGCCCGGTAGGCATTACGACACGATTTGGCCAAAGTCAGTTCACGACGGGTCCAGACGGCCGCGTAAGAGCTGCGTCTTATACCGTATCGCCAGAACTGCGTGCTTACCAAGACCGCTTGATGGGTATGGCTGGCGGCCAAGGCATGGATTACTTGGCACAAGCACCAGAACTGTATGCCCCGATGACTGACGCGTCTCAGCGGCTGTTCAATTTGGGTCAGCGTTATTTAGCCGAGTCGCCCGAACAAGTAGCGCAACGCTACATGACTTCGCAACTCGACATCTTGGCGCCACAACGTGAGCGTCAGTTGGCCGCACTACGCAACGAACAGTTCCAAGCAGGCCGTTCGGGCTTGTCGGTTGGTGCGACAGGTATGCGCCCAGGTGGTGGTGCAGGTCTTGCGGCGACGAATCCAGAGATGGAGGCGTACTACAACGCGCTTGCACAGCAGGATGCAGAGCTGGCCGCACGGGCACAAGAGCAAGGGCAGCGTCAGTTGGCGTTCGGCACCACGCTGTTTTAGGTGGCGGCAATACTGCCAGTGCGCAGGCACTGTTAACTGGCGGCGTGGGTGCGGCGCAGACTATGCAGGCGGCAAACATGCTGAATCCGACTGCATCATTCTTGCAAGGATTGGGCACTAATCAAGATTTTACTCGCGGGCTAAAAAATTTATTTGGTGGGTATGATCACTCAAGAGTTCCAGGTTACGGCGTTCCTTCTGGGCGGTCGTTTGATTTTAGTGAAAACATGCAGGAATTCGGAATATAAGAGGTCACTATGGCAAGCGAAATTTTAGGTCTGTTCACCTCGCCTGAGATGTATCAACGGCAGCAGGATTTGATGATGCAGAGGCAGGCTGCGGAACTCGCGCAGCTTGATCCGTATCAGAGCATCCGTTTCGGCGCGATCCGTGCGGGTCAGCAGTTCGGTCGCGGCTTGGCCGGTCTGCTGGGTGCGGAAGACCCACAGTTGCGCATGATCAGCGCGCGCCAGTCGGTGCTGGGTGGGCTTGACCTATCAAGCCCCGACGCTATTTTTTCTGCTGCGCGGCAACTATCCGGTATGCGTGATCCACAAGGTGCGTTGGCATTAGCGGAGTATGGTCGTAAAGTGCAGGGTGACAAAGCCTTGGCTGAACAGCGTACGCGTGAAAGAACGTCGCCCGCACTGCTGGCGGCTGCGCGCATCCGAGAGTTAGAATCAGGAAAACAAAAACTCATAGCCGAAGGTGCTTCTGCGGACAGCCCTGAACTTAAACTTATTGACACGGAAATAAGTGACTTGCGGCGTGGCGGCAGAGCTGACGGAGGAGGTACAAACGAGCAAAAGAATGCCTTTGCTTTAGCCTCTCTAAAAGGTGAACCTGGTTCAGAAGCGTTTAATACTGAATATGCAAAACAGCTCCCGCTAATGCTAGGAAAAGGCGGAGCTAAAGACGCCGATAAACAGCTAGTTTTAGCTGACGCTATAGTTGATTTAGAAAAACAAATACGCAATGCGCCTGACCCTAACTCCCCAGACGTAACGGACTTGAAGACCAAACTCGAAATACTGCGCGGTGGGCTAAGGAAAGATAAGCCAAATCTCACCGTTGTTGGTGAGGTAAAAACAGGGCCGGATAAAGGTAAAGCTGTATTTGTGGATGAAATGAAAGACGAACAGTTTGTGTACGACGTTAAAGACGGTAAACAAGTCCGCAAACCGTTTGTTGGAGATGTTGATCGGATTACAACTCAAGTTACAGCGACTGCTACTTCTTCACTTCCTTCTGGGCCAAAACAAGTAGTTGAAGGGTTAGCTAAATTAGACGTTGATGAGATAGCTATAGCTAGAGCAAACAAACGCAATGCTGTGGCAAGTAACACCGCACTTGCGCGGCTTGCTGATCTTGATAGTCGAGGTTTAATAGGTGGATCTTTTGCCGCAAACCGTGTAGGCGCGGCTAACTTTTTAAACTCGTTAGGTTTAATTAGTAAAAGTGATGCTGACACGCTGTCTAGATCAGAGCAGTTTCAAAAATCAGCTTCGGATCTTATTTTACAAAGTATGGGCGGGAAGTTGGGCGGAGGCATATCTAATGTCGACCTAGAATTTGTTAAGGGTGTTGTTCCTCGCTTAGAAAACAGCGCTTCTGCTAGACGTGAGCTAATAGATTATTTAAGAGATAGAAATAGCGCGATAATTAAAGAAGCTGACTCCGCAGAAAATTATTTGCGTAAGAATCAGTCGCTTTCAGGCTATACGCCTACATACACCGGCATATTTACTGGCCCCAGCAGCGTTGGTGGGACATTAACTAATATGACTGATGCCCAGTTAAAAGCGGCTCGCGCTAGGTTAACTGGAGGTAAAAAATAATGGCACAGACACCTACGCTGGAGGAAGTTGAAGCCGAAATGCGTCGGCGCGGTCTGTTGACCGTAAGTGGTTCAGTCATGGATGAGCCTGGGACGACGCTTAAAGAGTTTCAGAATTTTGGTGAGTCGTTATTTAAAGGTGGCACCAAAGGTGTTGTCGACATCCTTGGTGGTTGGGGAAATCTGTACGATTACCTTAAGAAAAGTAACGACCCTAGCGCGTTCTCTTCCGCTGGCATTGCGCGTGGCATACGCAATTTAACCGGCGTAGATTTGCTTTCGATACCCGGTTACAAAGGTGCGTATGAGTTTTCATCCGCCGGCACGCCAGCGGCTGCGCTAACGGCGGTTGGTGTTCCTGGTCTGTTTGGCCGCACTAAGATGGGTGTTGCAGGCGAATATGGCGTAGGTGGTACAACAGGTCTTTTCGCCGGCACGGTAGCGCCAGAAAGTCCTGCCGCACAACTTGCTTTGGGTATGTCGCCTTACGCTGCAAAGGCTAGTTACCTAGGCGCGCAGCGCGCG